ATCCTTTAACTATTAGTGGTATTTTAATGGATAGAATAGAAATGAAGAGTGATGAGGGTACTGATGAAATTTTTACAATAGTATCTTTTCATTAAGGAGATAAAATGGCAACTAAACCTATAAACAAATATACAGTACAAGAATCTAATAACTTAAAAGTTTATGAGAATTATTCATCATATCAATTAACTACATCTGACACCGATGCTACTGATGCAGCAGACAATGCAACTTATACCTTTGTTGAGGGGACTGATTGGATTGCTAGTGGAGATGGGCCAGCTAAAAAAATACTTATAGTACCTTATACAGTTGAAGATAATAATATATTACTGCAATTAAAGATTAATGGTACATATGGAGATATAATAGAATTTGGTGATGAAGATTTCCCACTTACTATTGATAAGTTCTTAGTGGATAGAATTAAAATGGCATCAAGTGATGGTACTGGTGGCGGTGGTGCTAATGAAATATTTACAATCATAGCATTTCATTAATATGGCAAGTATATTAAGAAAGAAAAATAAAATTAATATATCTTCTAAAGATTTAAAGAAGGCTGTCGTTAATGCTAATAATAAATTAAAAAAGCAAAATGATACTATTTCTTCTCGTATTAAAGAAGCTGAGAAGTTAGCTAAATCTAAAGAAAAAGAAGTTAAGTCTTTTGAGAAGCAGATGGATAAAAGACTTAAAGAAATGGATATTTATGATAAATCTCTTACAAAAATCAAGGCTGAAATTTACTCTCTTGAGAAGCAATGCTCTAAACTTAAAAAGGTTATTACAGGATTAAAGAGAGAAGAATCTTCTCAGAGTAAAGCCCTCCTTAAAATAGAAAAAGTAAAAGATGATTTAGAAGAAAAGATAGCTGAATATGAAGTAAGAAGTCAAAGAGCTGTTAAACTCACTAAGGATATAGATAGTCTTGAAATAAGAAAAGAAGTTGCTCAAAGTGATTTGAACAAGCTATTTAAAAATCAAGAAATTAAAAATAGAGACATTGAATCTTTAAAGGAATCTTTTATTAAAAAGAAAGAGGAATTTGAAGCAAAGAAAGATGCTGCAAGGATTGAGTCTAATGGGATTAATTTAGATTTAATAGATTTAAAAGAATCTTTTAAAAAAGATAAAAAAGAGAAAGACAGTATTATAAAAGATTTAAAGGAAGATATTTCTTATCAGAATGAAGAATTAAGTGCTGTGAATAGTCTTATAAACAAGGCTGAAGATGAATATATAGCATGGCAAAAGAAAATAGAAAATGCTAAAAAAGATGTAGAAATAGAAAAACGCAAATCTCAAACTGTCAAAGATGCTCTTGCAAATTGGAAGATTAATGCATTAGAAGAAGTAGCTAAAATGAAATTAAAAGGTAAAATGGAAAATATAGATAAAGCTGGATTATCGGAGATATTAGGCAATGGCTAATGCTAGTGTTGGTGCAGTAAGGATTCTTGACCAATCTGGTGATAATGTTGCGGATGATAGTACTGGTGCTTTAAAGGTAAAGCTTACAGGTTCAGATACTATTAATGCTAATATTGGCGATATAGATGTTGAATTTGCTGGGGTAGCTGCTTCTGTTAATAATGGGACTTCTGATACTGGCACCTTAAGAGTAACTATTGCAAGTGATTCTACAGGAGTATTAAGTGTTGATGATAATGGCTCTACTTTAAGTATAGATGATGGTGGAGGTACTATAACTGTTGATGGGACTGTTTCTGTAAATGCTCTTGATACTTCTCCAGCTACTTTTGATACTGTAACAAGTGTTAAGGTTGATACAGCTGATGATACAAGTTGGCATAGACTTGCAAGTAATGCAGGAAAAGAGGTATTAATACAATCTATGTCTAGTAATGTAGATACTATATATTTGGGTAAATATATAGATGAGAGTAGTGAAGTAGAAAGCATAGAGCTTTTACCTTCTACAACTGTATCTATGGCTATTAATAATACTAATTTATTAGCTTATAAAAAAGCAGCTCATTCTACTATAAATCAATATTTATTATTAACGGTACTTAGTAATGCCTAGAATATCAATACAAACACCTGGCTCAATACCTAATCATAAACTATTAAAGAATTTACAACTTAATGGTAAGTATGTCTCTAATGATGGTGGTGATGAAGGTTTAACTATAGATGCAGTAGGAAGAGCAACATTTAGTTCGACATTATCACTAGGAACAATAAGTGAAGTTCCAAGTGATACAGATAAGATATTAATGTCGGACAGTGGTCAAATTAAGTATGTTACAGGTACAAATTTATTATCTTATATAGGAGGGCAAGCATCATTAACAGCAGGAACAAATTGTACTTTATATGGAAATACTTTAAATGTAGACGATGCATTTATTAAAAATGATGCTGATGATACGATGGCAGGAAGATTGACGATAGATGTTGACTTTGCAGGTACTACGAGTCAAAATTCAACAGGATTATATATAGATTATGATGCTACTGGGGATACAGGTTCAGGTCAAAATATAGGCAATATTGCTATTAATGCTAGTGTTAATAGTAGTACACAAACCAATGCTGGAACTGTCACTAATTATGGTATATATACAATTGCAACAGGCGGAACATCTGGGACTCAAACCTCTATAGGTGGATATTTTAGAGCAGTATCAGCGGATTCAAATTATGCTTTAGTAACTGATGGAGGGAATGTTGGGATAGGTACATTGACACCAGATACTCTTTTAACAGTTAATGGTACAGCTAAAGCAAATTCCTTTAAAGTATATGAAGATGGAAGTAATTATGTTGATATAGATGTTGCAGATGATGGAGAGTTAACTATTGAATCAACTGGGACTGATGCCGATATACTATTAAAAGCAGGACAGTCTGGTGCAGAAGCAGATATAAACTTACAAGCAATGGATGGTGATATATTTATGTATACTGTTAATAATTATACAAATGCAATGCACTTTGATGTTGGCTCTACTCCTTTTTTTAAAATGAGAAGAGATGGTAATAATTGGGCATCTTTCAATCTAGATGATAATGGGGCTTTAGAGATTGTGACTGTCGATAGTGATGGCGCAGAAGGACATGTTCAGTTTGATATAGATGGGCATGTTGAATTTGAAGGATGTGCAGCAGGATTTGACAGAATAAGTGGTTCATTTGATGGAACTAACTCTACTGTTGATTTTAGAACTGGAAATAAGGCTTTTTTAGATTGTACTGGCCCTGGAATAACAAATTTAAAGTTAACTTTTCCAGCTGTAAGTGGTAACTTTGTATTACTTCTTAAGCATTCTACTCAATGCAATATAACTAATTATTTGGTATATGAGTCAGATGGAACTGCTGCTACTGGAGATGCTGATGTAAAGTGGCCAGGAGGAACTGCTCCTACATTAACTAACAGTGATGACCATGTTGATATATTGAGTTTTTTTTGGGATAAAGAGACTCAAACATGTTATGGCGTTGCAAGTTTGGATTTCCAAGACTAATGGCTACTTTTATTATGAATCCAAATGGGACTAGCACTATTACTTTTGCTGCCAGTGACGGTGGAACTCCTACTTATGAATATGTAGAGGATAATAATACAACAGAATATCTTTCTAGTTCTACTAATGGAGAAAGAATTATTGTTGACCTTGAAGCTCCAAGTGTTGCAGAAGCAGATATAGATATGAGTGCAGGTATAACAGTAACTTTAAAATTGATAGGTATAAAAACATTGCTAGGAGCAGGTACAGTAACAGCCCAGCAAGGAGGGACTTCAGCAGATGGAAGCTCAATATCAAATGGCAGTGATTCTATAACCTTTGATGGAACTTGGACGACTTATTCTGGCACAGCCGAAACAACATCAGATGGAATGAATGCCTGGGTTTATGGAGACTTAGCAGGGCTATATTTAAGAGTAAATCAATTTAGAAGTCCAAGGTTTGGGGAAAATAGAGTTGCCTATCTGTATGCAGAGGTAGAGTATACACCAGCAGCAGTAGATGAAAACGCAATATTTTTTGGGAGTAATTTTTAATATGATAGTATTTTTTTGTCACAGATGTAATAATAAAATAGAATGTGAAACAAAGGCACAGATGATATGTGATTGTGGTCATTATGTTAAAGACCATGATAATACACGTAATCATGTTAATATGAGAACAACGTGGTCTGGAACAACTAAGGTTGAATTTAGTTCTACTACTATGGAACAAGATATAGCAGAAAGGAATAGCAGATAATGGCGACATTTCAAGCACAAGTAGAAGGTCTTACATCTCTTTCTATTGGAACTACTCCAACAACTGCTGAGCTTACACAATTCTTAACAGATGGTGCAAGAGAAATTATTAGTATACTTCCAGCAGATTTGCTTCAATATTGCACTGGCTCTACAAGGTTGGATTCAAGTCAAGTAACTTGGCCTCTTTCGTCTGATATCGATATGGGAAAAATCTTATATGTTACAAGATATGATGGTGCAAGAGAACGTCCTTGTAGGCTTATAGCTGGAAGTAAAAAAGGACTTGCACTTGATTCTTCTGATATAGTTAATTATGCTCCCTATACAGACCCTGCCTATTGTCTTACTAGTAGTACTGGAGGGTCAGATAATGTAACAGACCCATTATCTATTATTCAGATTTTTCCAGAACCTGATGATACTCAATATGGAGTCATTTATCATGTTTCTTATCCAGCTGTAGCATTTAACGCTAGTTCTATAACAAACTTTCCAGACTCAGCAGAACATCTAGTTGTCTTATATGCATCTTTAAAAACTGTCCTTGCAAAGATAGGTAGTTTAGAAATATCTCCCAATGTTTCTGATGATACAGCTGGAGATAATGAAACCTTAACATCTGATATGGATTCTATAACAAGTGGGCAAATTGGAACAGATACAGATTTTGATGATTTTAATAAATGGTTTGTGGCTCTAGGTGAAATGATAGAGGATGACGAAGATATAGAGCTTGCAGGTGCTCAAATAGAAAAAATTAATTCTTATGTTAATACATGGAATATACAATTACAAGGCAACTTAGCGGAGATGCAAAGATACATGGGTATATATCAAGGATTAAAAGCTGATTATGCTCAAGGAATGGCAATGTTAACAGGAGCTACTCAGCAACCTGCTCAGCAAGCTTCAGCAAAGAGGTAGATAAATATGACGGTAAAAAATATAGTTGACCAAATTGAAATGTTATATGGAAGACAGCCCCATGAGTACGTTAAACAATTGATTAATGATGCTCTTTTAGATATTAGTAGTAAAAAACAACACTATGTTGTATCTGCCAAAACTGATTTAGTTTCTGGAACTAGATGGTATGATTTACCTGCAAGGGCTATAGATATAGTTAAGGTGGAGATTCTTGATACTGATAGTAGATATAATTTAATCCCAAAACTTGCAGATTATCATAAAATATTAAAATCTGATACAGATGATGACTCAACAGGAGATGTAACATAATGGCTAAAAGAGATACTCCAAATAGTTATTTTGCATGGTATAATGATGATGACCGTTTAGCAATAGTTTGCAGACAGGAAAGTACTAATTCTTCAAAAGGAACTGTTTCTGGAGAATATGATACTTATTTAGATAGTACTGTTACTGAAGGTCTAAAGATGACTATACATTCTAAATATGAAACTGCCTCAGAACTTACTGACGATTTAACTTCAGCTTGCGGTTTAGATGAATCAATGCACTCTTATGTTCTTGACTATGTTAAGTCACGAATATTAGAAGATATGGGTCAAATACAACCTTCAGAATATTTTAGAACAAAATTTGAGAATGGGATACAGAAAAAACCAACGAGACGTTCAAGCTTAAGGGTTTTGGCTGTACCTAAATTATAATGGCAACTAGTTGGAGATTATCAAGAAATGAAAAAGGTCAAGGTGGGCCTAACTGGGAAGATATGGATACTTCTATAGATAATTATGAATTATTAACAAATCATTTTTGGGAATGGATAAGAAATTGGAATATTATAGGAAAATCTGGTTTTGTTGGTGGCAAATGGTCTTCAAAAACTTTAACATGGCCAAATGTTACAGATAAATTTAGATTAATAAATTGGACAATAACAACAAATACTAAAAAAATTACAGGAACTGAATCATAATGGCTTTAGACGCACCTACAAATAAATTAGAAGACCAAACCATAGCAGCTTCATTTGACCAATTACTGTATTTGGATAATGCTGTTGGAATGGTTACTAACGACCCTAAGATAGTTTCAACAGAAAATTCTAAATCATGTCTTTCTTTAAGTGAAAATAATATGCTTATAAAAGGTATTAATGCAGATAATGCAGCAGTACTTCAAGTAACAGATAAAGATTCAGCCAATGTTTTATTATGCAATGCAAGTACTAATAGTGTAACTATTGGCAATGACCTTCTTTTAAATACAGACTCTTCAATTATTTCATTTGGAGCAGATGCCGATACAACTTTAACACATACCGATGGTACTGGTTTAACATTAAATAGC